GGAACTGCTGTTCACGAAGGTTGCGAAAACATGCTTGAGGGAAAGGATCTAGATAAAGATAAATTACTCAATGATATCAGAAATGATTTTAAAAAGCATGGCTTTGATGATCCTGAATGGGTTGCAAAGCAACCCGACTGGTATAAGAAATCATCAGATGTAGGTGTAGAAAAATGGTGTGAATGGGCAGAAAACATGTGGGCAGAAGTACCAGGCTATCTAGATAGAGAGTTTCCCGGATGGGAGACAGTAAAGGCTGAGGAAGATCTATACGAGGATATAGAAGGAAAGCATATAAAATTCAAAGGCTTTATTGATGCAATTATAAAGGTTCCAAAGAAAAGAGGTGTAGGTTTTAACTATTGGATAATAGATTGGAAAACTGCTGGTGCCTATGGCTGGAGAAGAGATAAAAAAGAGGACTTTAAAATGCAGGCTCAGCTTGTTCTATACAAACATTTTTGGGCAAAAAAACACAATATACCATTAAAGGATATACGTTGTGGGTTTATACTTTTAAAAAGAGGAGCAAAGCCAGGAAAAGTTGTTGACATAGTTACTATATCAGTTGGACCAAAAACGCTCGAAAAGGGTATAAAGATCATGAACAATATGATAACTTCAGTTTCAAACGGCATGTATTTAAAAAATAGAAACTCTTGCAAGTTTTGTCCATACGAAAATACTGAATATTGTACTTAATTATAAACTTTAGATTTTAACTTGTCTTATATTATGGGTAATATTCACCTATAAAAAGGATTTTGTCAATGAGCAAAAAAAAGATCTTGGTCTTATCTGATCACGCATTATCAACTTCTGGAGTTGGAACTCAAACAAGGCATCTTATAAATGGGCTACTTGAGAAGAAAAAGTATTCTTTTAGACAATTTGGTGCTGCACTAAAGCATAACGACTACAGGACAGTAGTTGTAAATGATGATTTCATAATCAAGCCAATAGATGGTTTCGGAAATAGGGATTTAATAAGAGTTGCACTGGCAACAGAAAAACCAGATGCACTATTTATATTTACAGATCCTAGATTTTTTATCTGGCTTTTTGAAATGGAAGATGAAATACACCAGATTTGTCCAATATTGTGGTGGCATGTATGGGATAATGAACCCTATCCAGAATTTAACGATGTTTTATATAAAGCAACTGATGCAATTAATTGTCATAGTCATCACACGTATACACAAATAGAAGCTCATCACGGTGATAAGGTCAAATTTATACCTCACTCTGTTCCAAAAGATGTATTTTACCCACTTGACAAAAATCATGTCCAACAACAAAAAGAGTCAATCTTAGGAAAAGACAAGGGTGATCATTTTGTTGGAATATGGGTAAATAGAAATGCAAAAAGGAAAAGACCGGCAGACGTTCTTGAATCTTGGAAAATTTTCCTAGATGATCTCGAGAGCAGTCAAGGTCATAGAAAGGCAACGTTAATAATGCATTGTGATCCGTATGATCAAGAGGGTCCAAACCTTATGATTGTAACAAAAATGCTTGGAATAGGTGACAATATAGTGTTTTCATCAGACAGACTAGAGTTTGATAAGATGAATATACTGTATAATATATCTGACTTTTGCATAAATATTAGCTACGCAGAAGGATTCGGTCTTGCAACACTTGAGTCAATGTCAGCTGGAACACCAATTATAGCAGTAAAAACTGGTGGTCTAACAAGACAAGTTGTAGATCACCGCGATAATACAGAGAATGGAGTTGCTATAGATGTAGATCTAAGGACACTTGTGGGATCGCAGGGTGTTCCCTATATTTACGAAGACTATGCATCAAACAATTCAATCTCTGAAGCAATAATGAAATTCTATAACAAGTCAGATCTAGAAAAAGAAGAGCTAAGCGGAAAAGTTCTAGAGTATGTAGATTCTGAATTTAATCATAATGATATAGTTGATATGTGGGATAATTCACTTTCAAGTACAATATCATCATGGAAAGAAAATTATGAAAGATACGAGATTATTTCAATATAGGTGATAATAAATGAACGTAATAATAAGAGCACCATTACTTTCTGTTAGCGGATATGGTGTCCATTCAAGGCAGATATATACATTTCTAGAAGAATCAAAGAGAAATTTTAATATTGAGGCACAATCAGTAAACTGGGGAAATACTTCCTGGCTTGTAAATCCAGATCTTGAAGATGGACAGGTAGGAAGAATTATGAGAAGATCAGAGCCCTTAGGGTCTGTTGCAGATATTTCATTCCAGGTTCAGCTACCAGATGAATGGGACCCGAATCTTGCAAAGAGGAATATAGGCGTATCAGCCGTTGTAGAGACTGATAGGTGCAATCCAGAATGGGTAGATGCATGCAATAAGATGGATGCAGTAATAGTTCCGTCAGAACATGCAAGACTCTGCCTTGAAAGATCTGGAGATCTTAGAACAAAAGTCACTGTTATACCCGAGTGGTTTTTTACTCAAATATCTGATAAAAATAAGGTAAATACTGAAATGTCAAATTTTCAATTTGACACAGACTTTAATTTTTTAATAGTCTCTCAGATAAATGGTACGAATGCATTTAACGATAGAAAAAATATATTCTTTACGATAAGATGGATTTGTGAGCAATTTAAGGATGATCCTAATGTTGGAATAGTTTTAAAGACTAATAGTGGAAGAAATACATTGATAGATAGAAATGTAACTTTAGATCTAGTAAAAAGTCTTATAAATGAGGTTAGACCAGGAAATTTTCCCAAAATACATCTAGTTCATGGTAATTTATATCCAGCAGAGCTTGTTGATTTATACAAAAATGATAGAATAAAAGCACTTGTAAATCTAACAAGGGGAGAAGGATTTGGTCTACCTATACTAGAAGCAGCTGCATCAAATCTTCCTGTAATAGCTACAAATTGGTCAGCTCATAAAGAATTTTTATCAATTGGAAAGTTTATAGATGTTGATTATAATCTTATAGAAATACCAGAGTCAAAGATCGATAATAGAATTTTTATAAAATCTTCAATGTGGGCTGACCCTATAGAAAATGACTTTAAGAAGAAAATATCAAAATTTAGAAATAAACCTGATATCCCTAAAACCTGGTCTCAAAGACTCGGTGAAAAAATAAGGAATAAGTACTCAAAGGAATCAATACTTGGTCAATATGAAACATTTATTGACGAGATGTTGTAATGTTACCCGAGACCATATTACTCATATCTGCATCAATAAATATACTTTTTTTAATTTTACTATTTATATCGGTAAGAATTAATTATAAACTAGGTGTAACTATTCTTAATGTAGAAGATGCTATAGAGTCTTCTCTTGATGTCCTTGATAAAAGATATAATTCAATGTCAAAAATATTAGAAATTCCGGTCTTTTTTGACTCTGTAGAGGTTAGACAGGTAATTTCTGATATCGAAGGGTCAAAAGAGACAATTTTAGATATTGCAAATACATTGACGAGAGTAGATGGTAATAATATAAATTGATAGAGGATTTTTTTATATATGATTAAAAAAACAAAAAGAATTCGAAGAAAAAGATCGAAAGGGAAATCCTCGAAAGAATACTTTGGAATTGATACACACAATGCAATAAAGGAATTTCAGCACCTTGAATCATTTGAGGATAAACATTCTTTATATATTTTAAGAATACTTCCAGCTTTTGATAAACTTGTTGAAAACCTAATATTCATACATGGATTTGCAAAAGGCCCAGTTATTTTTGAAGTTTTAAAGAGTGACTGTGTAACTTTTTTATATGAGACAATTCATAAATTTGACCCAGATAGAGGAACCAAAGCATTCTCTTATTTTAATGTTGTTGCAAAGAATTGGCTAATAATACAAAGTAAAAAACAAGCAAAGATGCGGAGAAGAACAGTAAGTATAGAATCTGACTTGCAAGAATCAAACTCTATAGACTTTTATGATGAGTTTAGTCTAGAGCCGCAACAGGACAAAAGAATTATAAGGCAAGAATCAATTGAAAGTTTAAATAAGCTATTATTAGAAATAAAAAACAGGCTAAAGACAGAAAAAGAAATGGCGTGTATAGATGCAATAATATCTCTATTTTCAAGAGTAGATGATCTCGAGCTTCTTAACAAAAGAGCAATATTTGTATATTTGCGTGATATTTCAAGCTTATCGCCCAAGCAACTATCAGTAACAATGTCAACAATTAGAAAACACTACAGGGATATATCTGGAAGAGACGAGTACGAGCTTTTTCTAGGGCTATAGGAGATATTATGACAACACAAGAAGACTTCATTGACAGAATAAAGAAAAAAGAAGAGAAGATAGAAAAGTTTTCAGATTTGTTAAATTCACTAGAAAATACTGAAGATAAAAAGAAACTGCTCTGGAAAGAAGTTTATGAAAATGCCTTAAGCGATAGAGATAATGCATCGATACTTTTAACTGATCTTCTAATGGAGACAAGGGGAAACCTAACAAATCATGCAACATATGGCGGAACTCTATCAAAATATCTTGAAAGAATGTCAAAATCAAATGATCAAATACTTAAGCTTGCAGAGCTAATATCAAAAGAGGATGAAAAGCCAGTCGATATTAACGACATATATAACAAAATAGACGGATCATAGCATGGGATTAAGAAATTTTGGCAATAAAAATGATGCTTCATTTGGAAAAGGTAGAGATAAAAGTAGAATACTTTACGCAGCTGTTGTTGTCAATTTTATATCAAATCCAATAGTAGACTTAAAAAAGGTACCAGCAAATGATGAAGAATTGACATATGCACAATCACTTTTGAGGGGAGCAAACAAAGTATCAAATGCTGATCTCATAATGAAAATGCCAAGATCATCGATTATTGCAAATGTAATATCAGATAGAGACGGATGGAAAAGCTTACCTGAAATATTCTATCCATTTTTTCCGCATATGTCTTTCCCAGTCAAACCGGGAGAGCAGGTATGGGTAATATACGATACTGACAAGAGATCAAAATCAAGAAGAGGGTACTGGATGACAAGAATAGCATCAGATCTTCAGGTTGATGATTTAAACTATACACATCTTAATAGAGAGATTCTCTATTTGAATAAAAGCAGTGCTGATACAAGCCCAATGGAGGCACATGAAGGAGCAGCACTTTTTACCGAAGATATAGCATATTCATATCCCTTGGGTGGTGGATCAACTGTAACAAATAATACACTTCCGGGAGATAATCCATTTGGAAATATAATTGCATCATCTCCTTCGTATGTTGATCAATTTATAGGAGAGCCAGTTCCAAGATTTAGCAAGAGAGTTGGAGATTTTATATTACAAGGTTCTCATAATACTTTGATATCGATGGGCGCTGATAGAAGTGGAGACACAGATACAAGACCAGGTATTGGTGATTTAGCTGGTATAACAGGCGACACTGATATTCTCAAAGGGTACGGAACTATAGATATTGTTACAGGAAGAGGGCAGACAGACACAACATGCCCAGTATATCCAGAGGGAAGTACAAATGATGTTTATCTAGGAGAAGGTGTAGTTGAAAATGATAGAGAGTACGAAGAAATAGATAAAATGGCTGAGTCGTTTGGAAGATCTTCAAATCCAAATGAGGGAGATACAGACTTTATTTATGATCTTTCGAGATTGTATATTTCAATGAAAACAAGTGGCGATGCAAACTTTGGATTATCTTTTACATACCTTGACAACGTTGATGAATCTCCGTACATAATTGCAAAGTCAAATGAGATAAGACTTATCGGAAGGGGAAGCGTAAGAGCAATGTCAGAAGCCGGCGCTGAGCTTACACTTATGTCAACTGGTGAAGGAGCTTTAATTGGGAGTAGAGTATTTCTAGGTGCAGCATCTTATGATCATGTAGACTGGGGCAGTCCAGATATGGAATCTGGCCATGAGCATGTAATAAAAGGAGATACGCTTCTTGTTGCATTTGAATCATTTCTTGAAGAATATAAAACTCTAGAAGCCACAATTATAACTTATAATGGATCTCCTATTCCCGGGCTTAATTGGGACATAGGCTTTGGAACTCTACTCAGTTTATTTGAGACACTTGTTGGAGATATACGAGAATCTTTGAGTGATATTGTTCATACAGCATAAGCGTTTAACTTTTATTTGTATAAGTGTTTAATAGAATTATATAGAGGAAAAATATGAGCCTTGCAGCACCACTAGCAGCATGTCTTTCTGCTGATCTCGATGCAGCTTCAGCTGCATTTGTAATTGGAGAGGTTGAAGCTTATTGGGGGCCAATAGCAGACGCAAATATGGCAATTGTATCTCCAATACTCGATGCAATATGCGTATTAATAAGCGCAGACCCAGACCTCCCCTTTGAAATACCCTCGTTTTTTGCAGATATATCGTTCGATATACCGACAATTATTGCATCAATAGGATTGCCAGTATTCGATTTAGATCTTGATATATACTTCGATCTTCCAGATATAGTATTGTCATTTCTCATAGGGTTGCTTACAATACCGATAGATATTGTTCTTGGGTGGTTCGAATCCTGGCCGAATATTGAGATACCTGATTTTGATCTAATGTTTCAGCTTGTACTAGATTTAGGCTTGACATTACCTGATATAGCAATAGATTGTATTGTTGAGTTTATGCTTATTCCATTTATGGCAGTTGAAGCTGCTCTAGAACTAAGCCTTCCTCCTAATGCTGAAGCAGCAATTGAACTTGGAATATGCGCAGGATCTGGTAGTGATATAGATCTCGACGTACTGCTGGAGTGGCCATGAGCAATAAAGAAGAGTGGCTAGATTTCATAAAAGAATGTATATCAAGAAGAACATTAAGCAATAATCTTTCAGAAAAAGTTGAAAATAGATCAAAAATTTGCAGTAATTGTTCAAAGCTAAATATTATAAAAAGAATGGGATTTTCGCTATCTGCGAGATGTAAGAGTTCACAATGTTGTTTTCCAATGATATTATATGTAGAAAATAAACAATGCCCAGATGGCAAGTGGTAATACAATAAGGTTGATAGTATGTCTATTAAAAATATAATTGATGGCTGGCTAAATTATACAATGATAAAGCTTCTTAAGACAAAAGATCCGTCTCCTGAGGCAAGAAAGCATATTGAGGATAGATATAATCACTGTAGCTCATGTCCCCATCTTAAGGGAAAAAAGTTAAAAAAGAGAAATATACCAATAATGTTTTGTAATATGTGTGGGTGTGGATTTCCAATGCTAATTTTTGCTCCAGCAAAAGAGTGTCCAGCGGGAAAGTGGAAATCTATGCCAGATGATATTTAACAGTTAAATATTGTGAAGGTTTTCTATAGCTCATTTTTTACTAAGTGTATAATTACTATACGGAGACTTTCGCATGCCAAAATTTAAGTTTAAGAGCTCTGGAGTAAATGTAGATAATGTTGAGCTTAAAACAATAGTTGAGTCGAGGCCTATTGGTGTAGCAACGCCTTTAAGTCTAGGCTCAGGCAGATCCGGTTTGTTTGAAATGAATTTTGATCCTGTCGAACAAATATCAGATAATCTTAGAAATTTAATATTGACCAATGCTGGTGAAAGATTGGGAAATTACTACTATGGAGCAAATTTAAAACCAATAACTACTGAATATAGTAGTATGGAAGATTTTGAAAATGCTGCAATGACAAGAATTTTAAATGCTGTAAATCAATTTTTACCAATAGTAGATTTGGATTCATTTTCTGTATCGCGAGTTCAAGAGGATGATGGAAACGCAGATAGAGGATTATTAAGAATTGATATGACAGTAAAGTATAACATACCACAGCTAAGAATTGGTGGCAAAGTTTTAAATGTTTCAATGTACGTAATATAGGCAAATTATATGGCAAATAATAAAAAGAATACACTATCATCAATAAGATCAAGTCAGAGATCATATCTTAATAGAGACTTTGACACATTTAGATCGCAACTAACAGATTACTCAAGAGCATTCTTTTCTGATAAGATAGCTGACTTTGGTCCAAATGGATTTGCTGGGATGTTTATAGAATTAGCATCCTATGTTGGAGACGTTATGTCTTTCTACATGGATCATCAGTTTAATGAACTTGATATAATGTCTGCTGTAGAAAATGAAAACATAGAGAGGCTAGTAAGAAATTCTGGCGTAAAAATAACTGGTGCAGCTCCTTCAACTGTTGACGTAAACTTTTATCTAGAGGTTCCTTCTATATATTCATCTATGGTGGGCGATTATATTCCTAATGAAATATTTCTACCAATAATAAAAGCAGGAACTGTAGTATCTTCAAACTCAGGTATAAATTTTACTCTTACAGATGACATAATATTTTCAGAGAAAAATATATCTGGAAATCTATCTTGTGAATATGTTTCTATGAAAATATCATCAGACGGATCTCCAAGTACATTTTCTGTAAAGAAATCTGGGTTATGTGTATCAGCAAAAACAGTCAAGGAGAACTTCAGTATAGGCGATAAGTTTATGCCGTTTAGGACAATAACTCTATCATCAATTGATGTCTCAGAGATAATATCTATTGTTGATTCTTCTGGAAATGAATATTATCAAGTAGACTCTTTAACACAGGATACAGTATTTAGAAGAGTTTTAAATACAAGTTCTGATTCAATAGAGGTTCCAGAAAATCTTGAATTAATATCTGCTCCGTATAGATTTATATCACAAACTTCTAATATAACAAAGAAAACAACAATTAGATTCGGCGGGGGGTCGAGTGATGCACCAGACTCTGATATGATGCCAGATCCATCAGATTTGACAATACCCTTGTATGGAAAGCGAAAAACTATATCTACATTTACAATAGATCCAAATAGACTTTTAAAAACAACTACCCTCGGTGTTTCACCTCAAAATACACAAATAACTGTAACATATAGATCTGGCGGGGGAATATCACACAACGTAGCTGCTGGGTCAATTAGAAAAGTAAGCTCTTTAAAATCTAAATTTAATAGTTCTGTAAATGCAGCAAATGTTGCAAGCATAAGATCTTCTATAGAAGTAACTAATAAAAATGATGCAACAGGTGGAGAGCAAGCACCTACTATAAATGAGCTTAGGTCAATAGCACTATCTTATAGAAACTCACAGTCAAGAATTGTAACAAAAGAAGATCTAATAGCAAGAATTTATACAATGCCAAGTAAGTTTGGAAGAGTATTTAGAATTGGAATTAGAGCAAATCCAAACAATCCACTCTCTTCAGAGCTATCTATAATAAGCAGAAATAAATTAGGAAAACTAATAATATCTCCAGACTCGTTAAAGCAAAATTTATCAACATATCTCAATGAATCTAGGTTAATATCAGATGCAATAGATATAGTTGATGCTGCTGTTATAAATGTAGCATTGGAGTATGGTGTAGTATGCTCAGCCTCTTCAAACCCTGAAACAGTAATTCAACTAATAAACAAGGATATATCTGAATATTGCAAAATAGAAAATTTTCAAATAGAGCAACCAATATTTCTATCAGATTTGGCAAATATAATAATAAATAATCAAGATGTTGTATCGCTTGTTGATTTTACTTTCTATAACATGGCAGGTGTTGTTGAGGATAGAATATATAGTGATGTTACTTATGCAATAAATGAGAATATAGATAGGGGAATACTTGTATGTCCGGCAGGGTCAATATTTGAATTCAAATTTCCCAATGATGACATTGTCGGAGTAGCGAGGTAAGTTTTATGTATAGAATACTAAGTGCAAGTAAAGACACATATATTACAGACAAAATTATTAATAATAGCTTTAGAGCAACTGATGCAAATGTCGGTTCAGCATCTACACTTGATATTTTTAAACTATACGCAGAGTCTACAACAGGTTCAAATAATGAGCCGATAGAGCTATCTAGAGCACTAGTTCACTTTAATTTAGATCCAATTAGAAATCTAACAGGGACGTTTCTAGATATAACCCATAGTACTTTCAAAGCAACGCTTAGACTGAGTGATGTCTACGGCGGACAGACAACTCCCAGCAATTTTAATTTAATTGTATTTCCACTTTCCAGGTCATTTGATGAAGGGGTTGGTAGAAATGTTATAGACTTTACAGATCTTGATTCAGCAAACTTTTTAACTGCATCTGTTACATCTGCAACCCCATCAGTCTGGTACCTTAGCGGGGCAAATAAACAAGGCCTATTGGGCTCTAGCGATATTGATATAATATCTAGTGGAAATCTAAGCGATGGAAATGGTATAGTAAATTTATGGAAAAATGTAAAGTTTGAGACAGGCGATGAAGATTTAAAAGTAGATGTAACAACAATAGTATCGGGTGTCCTTTCAGATCAAATACCGGATTGTGGCTTTAGAATATCATTTAGTGGGTCAGAAGAGACAGATAGTGTAACAAGATATGTAAAAAGATTTGCATCGAGAAATACATCAGACTATACAAAAAAGCCAGCACTTATAATTCAGTATGATGATTCAACTCACGATAGTACTGGTGATTTATACTTTGACCTAAGCGGAAGTATCTTTTTAAACAATTACGCAAGAAGCGAGTTAAGAAATCTAACATCAGGATCAGGAGCAACAGAGGTATCGGGTGATGACTGTCTTCATGTAATATTTAAATCTGGATCTTCATCTGCAGGAACACTATTCAGCAAGACAATAACAGGATCACAGCATAAAATAGGCGATAATTCTATAGAAGGAATATACTCTGCTTCGTTTTCAATAAGCCAGTTTGAAAATTCAAATTTAAATACACAAGTATCAAAAGCGCTATCAGCCAGCTTTACTGTTGTGTGGTCTTCAATAGATGAAACTGTTGGATTTCTAACGTCATCTATGAATATTAATACAATAAATAGAACATCATTTAAAAATGAAGATAAGAGGCTTGTAGTTAGCGTAACAAATCTTCAGCCTGCATATGGAAAAAACGATAAGGTTAGATTTAGAGTTTTCGTAGAAGATGTTGATAGAGATATCGTTGCAAAAAAAGTTCCATTCTATACGAAAAGTCAAATCTTTACAAAAATGTACTACAGGATAAGAGATGAGATATCAAATGACATAGTAATACCGTTTGATAAGTCAAATAGATCAACAATATGTTCAACAGATACAGACGGAATGTATTTTGATTTTTATATGGATACTCTTCAGCCTGGCAGATTATACACAATAGATTTTCTAATATCGGGTAGAAATAACGATATGATGTTTACTGATGTTGCTGCAAAATTTAAAGTAGAGTAAAATGCCACCAAATAACAGAAAGACATACAGAAAGAGACCTGCTCTATTCAAGGGAACATCAAACCCGCAGGGAAGAAAGACAATAAGCTTGAAATCCCTTAGTGATTCTGCGTTTTTAAATACAGGATCTTTCATGTATGATCCAGTCGGTTCAGGATTAAAAAGTACTCAACAAATACCAATAGAGTGGAAGAATTTTGAAAATCACACATTTTTTGATTCAGCACAAAGTAAGACAAATATAGCATTTGATAAAATTATTAACGAATATCCGTTTCAAGGAACAAAAGAAGACGTTGAGATTTTTATGGATTCGCTAACTGGATTTGAAAAATATGTTTATGGTCTGTTTCCAAAATCAAGAGGATATTTACATTTTTCAGGAACTGTAAAAGACGAAGATCCCGGGCATGGATTTTCCGGTGGGCTTGGAACAAGAATAGAAGTAAGAGACTATGCAGGATCTCTATTTCCATCATTTTCAAAAAGAAGAGATGGAGCAGCTGTTATAGATTTTTCTAAAAATTCATTTGCAATAGAATACCATATCTTTATACCTGAAATAATAAACAATAGTCAGGTAATATTCCAGAAACAATCCGGAATATCTCACGGATTGACAATAGGATTAAGTCAGTCAAGTGATTTTTCAAAGTGCGATTTATTTTGCAACATAGTATCGGGATCAAGTTCATTATTTGCATCTTCGTCTATAGAAAAGGGAAAGTTTGTACAAGTTGTTAACGAATACGAAAGAGATTCTGGAAATTTAAAAATATATCTAGATTCAGATCTTGTTACCACATCGTCGAATAGAGAGGTATTTGACTCTCTATCATTTTCAAAATATGACTTCTTAATAGGATCTGGCAGCAGCTGTACTGTTAATGGTAATAATTTAGGCATGCCATCAATTACAACATTTGATCCAGTTGTAACGTTTACAGGATCATTAGATGAGCTAAAAATTTTTCATAGCACAAGATCTACAGAAGATCAAAAGGCATATAGAAAGAAAACAATATATGCTCAAGATAATCTAGTTCTATACTATAAATTCAACGAGTCGTCAGGAAGCTATAATAAAAACAATATATGCCTTGATTCGTCAGGAAATTCATTACATTCAAAGATAACTCATTTTGAAACATCACTTAGAGTTACTGGGTCTGTACCCTCGCCGATGTCAGAAGAAAAACTTTCACTAAATCCAGTTCTATTTCCAGACCACTGGAAAATAAAGCGAATTAATGTAGATCTTCTTAATTCTGCGTCTATCTATGATGATTACAACCCAAACCTAATAACAAGACTAGTACCCCCACACTTTTTTATTGAAGGTCAGGCAAGTCAAGGATTTAAAAATGAGCAAGGGAATATATTCAATCCAATAACAGGAAAATCAATCCCTGGATCTGCAAAAATGGGATCGTCGCAATATTTAACTGCATTTTTATTAATATACGCAAAGTTTTTTGATGAAATAAAAATATTTCTTGATCACATTAGAAATATTTTAAATGTCAGCTATGAAGATGTAGAGGTTGTTGCAGATCAATTAATACCATTTGTTGCAAAGTACTACGGAATTGAATTACCGCAACTTTTTACTTCATCGAATATACTTGAATTTATAGACGGAGAAGATATAGGAGATTCATACGGATATTCAAATAAATCACTTAGACAAGTACAAAGTGAGCTTTGGAAAAGATTTTTGATAAATCTGCCATTTTTTATAAAGGGAAAGGGGACAGTATCTACAATAAAATCTGTAATTAGATCGTTTGGAATAGATCCAGAATCTTTGATGACAATAAGAGAGTTTGGAGGCCCAACAAAAAGATCGCTAGAAGACCTAAGATACGAAAGAGTAAAAAGTATTCAGTTGATAGATTTTTCAGGAAGTAGGGCAGAAATTCCATCAACACCGGATATTCATGGATTTTCTGATAATATGCCAAGAATTGTAAGTTCATATCTTACTTCAAGCAGAGTTGAGGCGGGATACCCTGAAATAGCAGGTACTTTTGTTAATAAGTCTATCTTCCAGAGAAATGGAATATCAAATAATGAAAACGACGGACTTCAAACATCTGGATCTTTTACATATGAAGCTTTCTATAGATTTTTAGGACCAAAGAAAGCAGGCTTTAATCAAATAACTACACAGAGCCTTGCAAGATTACAAGTTACAGGATCATCATCAATATTAAGAGGGGCAGTCGTAGCAAATCTTGTTGCAATATCTTCTTCCATATCAGAGGTAAGCTTACTTGTTCGACCGGGAATGAATGGTGCAACAGATCCCGGTCTAAAACTTGTACTAACTGGTGCACAGATATTTAATGGTGATCTCTGGTACTTGTCATTTGGAAGAAATAGAAGTGATGAGAGAGTGATGTCAGTATCACAAAGCTATCTCGCACCAGAACTATCTACAATGGGATCATCATCATATTTTCTAAGGGCTGCCAGGTCAGTAAATGGAAGAATAGCAGAGAAATATTACACATCTTCATTTTTTAAATCAACACCTAACGGAAGTGAAGTTTTTACATCAAAGTCATCAAATTATAATGCAAGCGGAACTTTTGTTGTAATAGGATCACAAAGTTTAGAAAGTACATCGACAAGATTTTTAACAGACCCGTCAGTTGGATTAAGAAAGGGGTTCACACCATCAGATAATGAACTTTCAAAAATAACAAAGTTCTCAGGACACGTATCAAAAATAAGATTTTGGTCAAAAGGCTTGACTGAAAAAGAGACTAGGGATCATATTTTAAATCCAGATTCAATAGGAACTCATAATCCTCTAGTTTATTATAATTTTAAAAGTCAAGACTCTGGATCATTTCAGAGACTAAGGGCAGATCTTCAGCTGTCGCAGCCTGATATAACTTCATCAGCAGAAGGCTCTCTTGTTATTACAAATTTTTCAGGCGGTAGAACAAGAGCAGAAGGATTTGACAATGCAGAGTGCAAAGGCTTTGAAAAGAATAAGAAAATAATAAAGACTGAGACGTTTTTCTTTAACTCTCTTTCTCCAAAGTTTGATTTGAATCAAACGTCAAATAAAGTTAGAGTTAGAAGCTATTTAAGCTCAGATCTAATAGAAGAAAATAGTTACTCAACATCTGCACCACTATATAGTGTTAGAAGAAGCGAATCTCCTGATGATGATACAAGATTTGCAATAGAGTTCTCAGCAGTAAAAGCTCTTGAAGATGATATAATGAATATATTTTCAAATCTTGAATTCTTTGATAATGGAATTGGAAAGCCAAGCTATTTATTTGATGAAAACTATCCAGACTTAGAAAGTGCAAGAGAAGTATACTTTAGAAGATTAACTGGTAAGCCAGAATATCAAGGATTCTTTAATATGTACAAGTGGTTTAGTAATTCACTAGGAGATATTCTAGTACAGCTAATACCTAAAAAGACAAAATTTCTAGGTGTTGATTTTGTGTATGAATCACACCCATTGGAAAGAAACAGGTTGAGATATTTATTTGATGAAATTTACTTACTGTCAACGGAGAGATCATTTGACAGAGGAGATATACTTCTTTCTCAGTATGTAGGAAAACTTAAAAGATTTTAGAATAGAGAGAAAAAAAATGCCAATACTTCCGTTCAATGATAGACCATATGTAAATATAAACTATATAAGTGATATATCTGTAAATGGGTCTAACGGAATAAATACATCAGAGATAGATATGTTTAGGCAGGGTATAAATGTTAAGACAAATAAATACTTTTGCGATAGAATTTTACCAATAATAGGATCAAAAGCACTCCCTGCAAGGCAAAATGACTTAATAGATTTCTCAATAGAGAGAACAACATATGGGTATGTAGACTTATTTATTGAATCAAATAATGATAAAACAGTTGCACCATTTGATGATATATCTTCACTAAATAATCCAGTTTCTTTTCTAAAGGATAGCGGAATAACAGCATACCCACAAGTAATGCTTAGCCCAAACTGGCTTGATCCCGGCGCTATGAATGGAATAATCGAACCGCTATCTGTAAGAGGGACAATTCCAGGTGCCAGCATAGAATCTCCATTTGTTTATAATACTATTAAAGCAGATGTAACAGAGACATCATATCTAGTAGAGGCTTATATACTCTTTGAGTCAGCCAAGAGTACAATTTTTGATATAACATCACCGTTTATTGATTCACAAGATTTAAGTTTTGTAACTGATAGTGTTATAATATCAGATGCTGGAATTTCTGATTTTGGACCAGGAACACTTTCACCCTTCATGGGTGATACATCGGTATTCATTATTAAAAACGATCTTAAGTCAATGACATCATCAGACTTTAACGATTGTGTAGGTCTAGGGATAATAAGAATGGGTACACCTCACGGATTCGTTTATTCAAGCGAGAAATCAGTATCCTTATATGAGAGTGGAATTAGAAATGTTTGCGGTGTAGACTCACTAGCATTTGGCGGATTATTAAAGTAATGGCAAGATATAGAAAATCAAAATTTAATGCATTAAAAGATTTTGTAACTGTTGATGGACAGTATCAAAGAAAGGATAGCGTAATAGGGTACTGGAAGTTTGAAGATGATGTATCTGAATTAGGCAGTACTGCTGATAGATCTAAGACAAAAGCAAATCTAACTTATACAACATCAGGAAGGCCATCATATAGCCAGCAAACTCCAGAGTCTAGAAAATACATACAGAAAAATACAGCTCTATTTAACTCAAGCCACGGAATTATAGGAAACCCTTCTGGAAACTCTTTATCATTTGGAAATGGTGCAACAGATAAGCCGTTTAGTATTTCATTTTGGATAAAGCCAGTTCTAAAGATGGATGGAAATAATAATGAGTATGATATCTTTCTTAAGATGACAGCTGGCGGTTACGAATATGCTGTATATCTCTATGAAGAATCTGCAAGACCTGGTCAGGCTAAGCTTACATTCAAGCTTTATAACGCTGGGGGAACAACAGCAAATGCAAATATCTTTTGCTCAACAGAAAGTGTAACAAGAGATAGTAGAATTAGATATGATCTTGATAGAGACAAGTGGTATAACTGTACAGTAACTTATGATGGAAGCGGCGCAGCAGCTGGTCTAAAAACATACGTAAATGCTATAGAAAACTCAACAGTTGGAACAGGTGCTGGCGGGTACACAGCTATGAATGCAACAGCTTCAGAGATAACTGTTGGAAGACATTTTACAGGAGCATCAAATTACTTTTCCGGAAACCTGTCTTCAATAATGATGTGGGATGTTTGTCTAAGTCAGTCTAATATCACTGCTCTATATCAAGCTGCATCTGGACCCTACAATGCAATTTCTGGATATCTAAATGATCCCTATAGGGTCATGTTAAGAAATCTTGACAATAGAACTGGATCATATCCTGGAAATCTTAGAACAACTGGCATGTCAGGTGGCGAAAAGGGAAACTCAGCAATAGCATTTAGAGATCAAAGTACAATAGTATTCAGCAACAAAGAACAGGCGCTTTACCCTATAGTTCTAACACAAACAGAAATATCACAGTCTGGTATACATGATTTACTATCATCACCAAATATGCTGCCAGATATAATTGCCCCAGGATCATCAAAACCATCTATTTCAACAGATCCCCTTGATAGAGATTTTTATAATAATCACCCCTACACTCCGTTTGAAGATAGCAGAGTCTATTTAAAAGACAAGAATACTAGTGCATTTTTTGCATCTGGCACAAGGCATGACGTATATCCCGGATTTGGATCACCCGTAAGAGATAAATACGCAATCGGTATAGACATATCTTGTGGAGAGGAAAAGGTAGTTAGCAGATATAATACAAACGGATTACCCATCGACCCGCTCGGTATAATGACAAGGCGCCCTTACGCCCCCACAGATGGTGCACACACACGCCCTAAGACCGGATTTTGCTATTTTAATAAAGATCTTAGAAGATGGGAAGATATAGGTCTATCAATTATATCGTCTGCTTCAATTACTGACTATAGAATGTGGGAAACAGTGTATGAAGATTTTGCATATGCACATGATGGAAATCGATGGCGTCCGGCTGGTATGTCACGACCCAATGGCTCAGATGGCGGACAGGGAATACGATATGCGGGCGACGTTCCAAAAGCATATCAGTTTAAAATGTCTGACCATATGGGCTCGTTTGCTGGGACAAAAAATGTTCTTGTAAATAATTTTGGATATGATAAAATAGGCTCACCAACAAGATCAGGTCAAGCACCATACCATAAAATGTATCATGCATCTTCTAGCCAAACAATACAAATGTCTGACTATATAACAGCACCGTTTGCAGTTGAAAAGATAGTTCTTCAAATACCAATAACTGCACAAACAATGCTAGGATCACAAGCAGCTACAGGCAAGAAATTTCACGATTCAGTAAGAGATATAGATAATTACACATTCTTTCTATATAGACAATCAAGATCAGGGGGAAATTTTGACACTGACTCACGTGAAGATGTAGAATCTTCTAGACGATATTTATTTGCTAGTGGCTGCGCAGCATTTTATAATTCAAACGCATTCTCTTCGTCTGTTTCAGCTGAAATTTTAACTGACGGCCTTCCTCACACACCAGCCTGGTCACATGATTGGGATAATAATATATTTCAAGGTGAACAAAATATAAGACACATGTCAGTTTTTACCGGATCAATAGTTGTAAAAATGACTCCCGCAGTTGGAAACTGCCAGTTTTTAGGCGGCAGCAGATTTCCAGTAAAGGCAGCAAAACTCACACCATCAGCTGAGGGTGTTCAACTTGGTTGCGGAGGAATAGTTATATCGGATTTTTGGGAAGGTGGAACCACAGCTGCTTCAGCCTCTCTTATCGGGTCTTCTAACTGGCAAGTAGACGTACACTACCCACTAATGCCGTCAGGGACACATGCAGCTGACGTCGCAGATGGATCTAGTCCAGCAGCAACAGATGGGTATGCAATGAGTACAGGAAGTATAGGAATGGCAAACTCTCTTGTTGGAAACATTAGAAGGTTCCAGCCTACATTAAATTCGTCTCCAAGATCTCAAAATTCCCCAAGGTACATAAGCGGCTGGCCAGCAACATATACAAAAGCAGTCTTGAGACCAGAGCCATACTCCTCAGATGCACGTGTCCCTGTATCAGAAATACCAGATGATAGAAGACCCCTTAGAGGATTTACAGGTGAAAGGACTTCAAGACAGACATATATCCCATATGTCTCTACTTCTTCGTGGTCAAGAGTTTATAGAACACCCGATCAGCAAGGAATACTAAATTATACAGCAAACAAGGGAAAGCTCACATTTGGAGATCTTCCCGGGTCCACAGAATCACCGTATGTTTTGCTTCCAGGCGATGAGTTAGTTTTGGGCATCGATGCTGGAATATCAATGTTGCCAGTTAGCGGTACGGGTACACTGTGGGGTCCATCAAAGCCAGATATAAACTATCATGGATTTACAAAGTTTAAAAATGAAAACGAATTTTTCGGATGCATGTCAGCATCATTTATGCAAATAACGACTGATACTGCAAAGCTAACAATATTCGGAAGTCTTATAAGAGAAGATAAAGAATTAATGTTTGAGACAAATCAGAATCTAACTTCAGATGCAATTCATGAAAGTGTAGGGTGTGATAGAGTTACTGATCAATATATGGTAAGTACACGAAGAGAGATGTCAGCTTCATATCTTGACAGATGGGTAGCAGGCGTTTTTACAGAAGAGGAAAGTCTAGCACGAGATGGGTTTAATCGAACAAACGTATGGCCGCCGCCAAGAAGGGTATATGGGCTCTTTTCAAAGCAAGTTGATGCTTCTAACTTAAATAGACTTTCACCATATCACTGGTTTCGAAATTACGAGAGGGGAACATGGGCACCCGGATACGTTGGTATCTCACTCCTGTCGAATTTTAGGGCTGATCCGTTTGGAGTTAGCTCAAGAAATGTTCAATTTGTTAAATCCGCAAATATAAGATCTTCTCAGAGATTTGTATCACTTGTAGATAAGGAAGAAAGATACTATGATTCTATCATGCCAAAAATATCAAGCTATATGTCAAACTCACTTAGTCTTGGAAGGACTCTAGAACCGGGATACATGTCTAAACTTCTCTACACATTTGAACCTGAGGCGTGGGGTAGCGCAGATAAGAGATATGCTTACGGATTTCCATATGCAAAAAATCCACCCAGACAAATAGTTGATAAAACTTTTATAAAATTTGTAGATAGAGAAGGGGGATCAAATATATTTTCTGCATATACGCAGAGAACAGTCGTCAATACAACACTATTTCAAAAAGGTTGGCGCTGGTCAGGATTATCAACAATAATGACAACAGATACATCAGGATCATGGTGTAATCTCTATGGAATTAAAAATGTTAGAAGAGAATTTACAAAAGCAGTATTTAGATCTGATCGATATGGACAGTTTAGAGACATGCTTGAACAAAGAAGAGATACAAAGTTATATCTCAGTAAAGATCTAGAAAAAGGGATCTCAGACTCTCCAGTTCAGGTCAAATTTGTAAAATCTTCTGACGGTGTAACACAAGTACCGCCTCATGAAACAGACTCTGCAAATTTTTCAACCGAGTATACGTCTTCAATACCCTATGTAGATGCAGATCAACTATCAGGTCTAAAAGTATACTTAGGATTGCCAACATTTGTAATTACAAAAGCTGATTTCACTGCAGGCACCTCATAGTGGGATACTAGATGGGAAATGATTTAAAGCATATAAAAAAATATGACTTACTTAGAGCAGAGACTATCACAAAGAATATCGGTGATAAAGTAGATAAATTTATATCACCAAATAGATTTCAGGTTGGAGTTGAAAGTGTTCTTACTCCAGGGGGTGTAATATTTGGAAATCTATCAGTTAGCGGAAGCTGTCTAGTTGAGAAATTTGTTAATTTTGGAAAGAGAACAGGCGATAGTGGATTTGGATTTAGAGTAAATAGTAGTACTGGAAAGATACAGTATAGATCAGATCCGTCATTTGGCCAGGCAACGTCATGGGCAGATATTTCTGCAGGTAGCGGTGGTACACCAGGCGGAAGTGATACCCAGGTTCAGTTTAACGATGGTGGGTCATCTTTTGGTGGAGATTCTAGTTTTATATTTAATAAGACAAGCGATTCTCTCACAGTTTCAAATATTTCAGGCTCACTTACAAGATTGTCAAATGGAACATCATATTTGATAGCCGGCAATAATGTAACAATAACATCTGCTTCATCTGGGGGAATAACAATAGGATCTCTTGCCTCAATTAGCAGAGAAAAAAATGTTCAAACTCTAACATCCGGTGTTTCAGCTGGGAGTGCATTGACTGTTAGCGGAATTGATTTTAGCTCTGTTGGATACGCCCCATCTTCAATTGACGTATATGTAAATGGTCAAATGATACACTCTGGTACGAATGAAGATTACATACTTACAGCAAATCAAACAAATCAAATAACATTTGCGTTTGATCTAGATGCTGATGACGTAGTAACTACAATACTTTTTTTAGTCTAAATTAAGTTTCACACTGTCAAGCAAGATACTTAGTTAATGTTAACAGGGAATTTTTATCTTGATGTCTAGCAGTAATACATATACAACATCTGATATCGGTTTAGCTGCATTTTTAATGCTAAGAGGTCGCAACCTTGTATCTGCAAGCCAGGGTGGAAGAGGTTATAAGATAACATTCGATAACTCTGATGGAATGTGTGAAAAAATTTCAATTGAGTATATGAATTCAGATTTTATAAGATACGATATGTATTCAAAAAATCTTAGAATAATGATAAAAAAATCTTAGAAAAATACAGTGATATCGAATACTTAGAAAAGTTAAATTGGTTAGTTTTCTTTTTTTAAATTTTGGTTTATTTTCTTTAGTTCCTTTATTTTAGGCGATAATATTTTCAAATAAAGGAGGAAAAAATGCCTATTAAATCACAAATAAGATTGCAACAACTCACTGGGTCAATGGTTGCAATTAAAACTTCTGCTGCATTGAGACAGGGTCCGGGAACTGTTGCGACCGCAACGGGTTCAAATGTAGAGGATATCTTTGGATACTTTGGTGCAGCAATTCAAAGAATTGTTGGAGCAGCATCCGGAGAAGCATTCAACCAAGCAGTTGGAACAATTGCATCACCTGGCGACTATCTCATTGATTCAGGTGATCACGTAATTCTAGATGCTACACACGGTCTATTCGTTAAGGATGGCGGTGCATACGTTCTAGATGTTCCACTATCAGGAAGTGCCTGGACAGCAAGCAAAATTGTTGATATTAAAGCTGTAGGATCAGCTGAGTCTATTCACCTTAGAGGTAATGGAAACAGACTTGGTATTGCAGGTGCAAAATTAGCAAATGTTAATGGAGGAGCAAATGCAATTGTAGAGGTAATGTCATCAGGATCAAGCCCACTAGCTATTAAACTCAATGCCCCTGCCGGTGGTATCGATGCTTCTGCTGCCACTGGAATTGAGTTTGAATCAACTGCCGGTGCATTCTCAGTAGACGTTAACAACAGAGTATTCCTATCAGGCTCTGATATTGGAATCAAGGGTGAAAGTGCAGCAGCTAACGCTATCAGGCTCGAAGCTTCTGCTGGAGGTATTGATATTGACGCAGCTGGTGCTATAGCAATAGATGGTACAGGTATCTCACTTGACTCTGATGCATCTTCAAACTTCAGTACGTCTGTTGGATCACTAACACTAGTTGGTGCGAATAGAACATTCGTAACAGGTTCAGACGTAGGTATCAAGGGAACTTCTGCAGCAGCTAACGCCATTAGGCTAGAAGCTTCTGCTGGTGGAATTGATATTGATGCGACGCTTGGCGGAATAAATGTTGCATCGACAGCCGGACCATTCACAGTTGATGTCAACAATAGAGTGTTCTTATCAGGATCTGATATAGGTCTTAAGGGTGAGAGTGCTGCTGCTAATGCAATAAGACTCGAAGCTTCTGCTGGTGGAATAGACGTTGATGCAGCTGGTGCTATAGCAATAGATGGTACAGGTATCTCACTTGACTCTGATGCATCTTCAAACTTCAGCACATCAATTGGATCACTAACATTTGTTGGTGCGAATAGAACATTCGTAACAGGTTCTGATGTTGGAGTCAAGTCAACATCAACAGCTGTTAATTCAATTAATATAGAAGCTTCAGCTGGTGGAATGGTCTTGTCAGTTCCAGATCAAAAGGGCTTGTCTCTTGGTAAGGCTGGCGGTGCAGAGATTCTTATCACACCTCATGATACACCAGCTAGTGAGAAGATACTAGTTGAGAATAGTGCAGGTACTGCATTAGACTCTGTTCTTCTAAGATCACCAGGTGGTGTTATAGCTTCAGGATCACAGGTTCAGCTAACTGGATCAGATGGTGTATTCTTTGCTTCACATAAAGATATGACTGGCGATAGAATAAAACTAGCAAACACTGGAGATTGGACAAGCTTCGTTGGAAATGCACTCTTTGGTGCAAGCACAACAATAATTGGAGCACTAAACGTTCTAGCTTCAGCTGCCGGTGGTGGCCAGATAGGCTATGCTGTTCTAACTGGATCAGTTTCTTCACCAGATCCTTTCTCGCTAAATGCAGCGTCAGGATTCGTAAATGGAAATGGATATACGCAGCACACTGCATTCATTCCAGGCGAAGTTAATCCAGCAAACACTCAGGTGTATGTAAATGGTCAACTACTTGCAAGTTCATCAAATGCTGCTGCACCAACAACTTCTGGTGACTATCAGATTGTTAGAGGTGTTACTGGTCAGATCAAGTTCAGTTTTGATCTCGAGGAAGATGATGTTGTACTTATAAAAACCTCTGCACAACAAAGCTAATCTTTAGATTATATTTGTAGAGTAATTTTTGAGGACCGTGTTTACGCACGGTCCTCATTTTTTATAATTTCTCTATGCATCAACAGGTGAAAAATTGAAGTTTTTAGATGAATTAGACAATATGATAAAAGGCGCAGATAAAGAGATTTTAAAACTAGATACTGCAAGAATAAAAAAAGATTACCATGTTAATTTTGTGACAGATAGAATAAACAAAGGAATAGAAGCGCTGACAAAAGAAAACCCTGAGGATCCGGTAAAGGTTCTAGGGTCAGTTCTGTCAATGGTTCCAGATTTTATATCAGAGGGATTTGATCTAATAAATAGATCGCATAGAGACCTTTTAGTATCAAAGCAAACAATGGTTAAAATAAGGGATGGTATACAGAAATCAGATGAGGAGGGTGAAGAAGAAGAAGAGCTTAGCGCATTGGTAGAAAACGGCCAGAGCAAAAAAAAATCATCTAGAAAAAAACCAAAGCAGAGAAAAACATCTGACAGACCTTCAAAATAAAAGATAATAGTTTTAAAAACTAAATACTCGGAAATATTTTCAAATACCTAGTAATATACTAGGAATTTATATTGAAAAACTCAACACAGAGAAATGAGAGTAGAAAGCTTAGAAGGTTAAAGTCTAAGCTTTCATATTATAGAGCTGCTCTTGATGATATAAAAGGTACACTCTTTGATTACGAAAAGGAGTGGCTTTCTGATATAACGAGAATAAAAAGCAAGGCTTGCAAACAAAATGATAATAAAAAAGAAATAGACACAAAAACGTCTGTAGATATTAAAAATTTTGAAAACGCTAGCGAAGAAAAAGATCAAAATTGCAACAAAGAAGACAATAGCATCTCAGATAAAAAACATCCTAGATGGGTAAAAAAACTATTTAAAAAAATAGCATATCTGACACATCCTGATAAGCTAATTGGCGAGTTAGAGAAAGAAAAATTCTCTGATTTATTTAATAAATCAAGGGAGGCTCTTGATAATACTGATTATGATAGACTCGTAGAAATAGGCGATAGCCTTAATGTTGAAATAGATCTTAGTATAAATGAAATTATTTTAAAGCTTGAAAAAAGATTAGACTCTATAGTAAGTGAAATATCATTAATAGAAAAATCGTCTGCCTGGATGTGGGGAGAAAGTTTTGGAATTATAGATATCAGGCTCAAGATTGCAAAGTATGAGCTTGAATCATCAGGAGCTGGAAATATACATGATGGAGATATTATTGATATTATTTTAGATATAGA